GTTTTAACTGATGGAGCAGAATTGTTTATTTCTGTTGATGAGGGGGAAGCTATAACTCCCGGCAATATAAACGTTAGGCCACAAACATTTTTTGGATGTAAACGAGTAAAGCCACATGTGTTTGACAGTGCAATTTTGTTTGCGCAACGTGGTAATGGTAGAAATATACGCGAATACCATTATAAAGATTTGAACCAATCATATACTAGTTCATCAATTAGTATATTAGCAGGGCATTTAGTGCAAAAGCCAATTGATAGCGCAGTTCTTACATCTTCTAATTTTGCAGAACAATACGCATTTTTTGTAATGGACAACGGTTCTATGGCTGTGTTTCATTCTATACGAGAAGAAGAAACAAGGGGTTGGTCTTTGTGGTTTCCCGGTACATCGGATTCGGGTCAAGACTCAAACACGACAACATACAATAACTCTACAGCAACATATGCGAGTCAATCTGAATTTGCTAGTCAGCTTAATCTTTATTCATCTATGACGACAGGCGATAAATATTTAAGTGTTGCTGTGGTAAATGATGATTTATTTGTGCTAGTGCAACGAAAAGTTGCTGGAACTAATAAATTTTATGTTGAACGGTTCAATACTGACAGATATTTCGATCTAGGACACACTACAGCGGCTTCAACAGCTTCTAGGACGTTTAGTGGACTAACAGCCTACGCTGGACAAAAGGTCGCTGTACGGGCGCGTAACGCCTTTATAGGGCTATATGATGTTTCTGTATTAGGGGTACTAACATTGCCAGATACAGTTAATCCGCAAGTTACTATAGAAATAGGCTTACCATTTCTTGCGTATTTAAAACCTATGCCTTTTGATGCGTCTACACGGGCAGGTCAATTATCGGGTCGAAAACGTAGATTAAGTCGTCTAATAGTAGAAACATTTGACACATTATCATTAACAGCAGAAAAAGAAGTGCTGTTAACACGCAACGTACAAGAAGACTTATCAGGGCAACCTACAGCAACATCTGGCCCATACGAGTTTAATTTTCTTGGTTACACAAGAGAGCCTACTGTTACATTACTTTTAACAGAACCTATGAAAGCAACTATATTATCAATGCAAGCGGAGTTGGCGTACTAATGGGTGATCCAGTAACATTAATTACAGTCGCAAGTACGGTTGTAGGCGCGGCTTCATCTATCAAGCAAGGCAATATAGCTAAAGCTAGAGCAAAAGAAGCGGCAGCACAACGTGATCTAGAAACACAGCGACAGCTTGCTCAGTTAAAACGCGAAAGCCAAGAACGTCAGTCAAGAAACAGAGCGTTACGAGCGGCGTATGGTGGCGACAGTTCTAGCCGATCAGCATTAGCATTGACGGCTGAAAACTTGCGAAGAGATGCAAGCAATCAATTGGCTGCTTCTATAACAGGAAGAAGTCAGAGCCGAGGTATGTTATTGCAAGGACGAGAAGATTCAACCAGAGCATACGGTAATGCTTTATCAACAGTATTTGCTGGTGGTAAATCGCTAATAAAAAAATGAGGCACTAAATGGCATTAGAGCGCGAAAAAACAAATGTTTCTATTGGGAATATGCCATATGTACGGCCTACAAACGCAATCGGTGATTTTGCGCAACAAGTACAACAAGATTCCATACAAGAACGAGATCGTATTTATGCCGAAGAAAATCGCATAACAGTTGCAGAAACTGTAGCTTCTATTTATGACTATGCAAAAACAGTAGAAACAGGGCAAAAAGGTGTACCAAACTCACAGGATATGTCTGTGGCGTTAGGAACATTTGTAAAAAGAGCGTATAGAAACGTTAATGATGATGTGCGACGTACGTTACAAGCGCAAGTGCCGGGGATATTAAGCCCAATAATAAATCGTACAATCGATCAAGAAGTAACATATGGCATTAATCAAAACATAAATTACATAGAAACGGAAGCAGAAGATCTTACTTTTCGTGCAAACGATCAAATGGATCAAAGTTTTGGGGATGAAGCTTTTCAAAAAAATTATTATGCAAAGATAGACGCGTTAACAGAAAGATTAAAAAAAGAAAGCCAAGGCACATTAACGCAAGACGCAATACAAAAATTTGCAAGAGGTAAAAAAATTGCATTTGCTGCGCAAATAGCAGCTAGGCAATACACTGAATTACTTAATTTTGTGGGCATTGAAGGTGCAGAAAAATTTTTAAATGATAGAGCTGATGATTTTGCAAAAACATTTACTAACAAACAAACATTCGAGCAAACAGTAAAACGTGCGCTTGATCAAACCAATCTTTCGGACAAAATTAAAAAAAACCAAAATAAATTAATACAACAACATCTTTTATTGTCTTATTCAGAGCAAGCTGCAAATTTGCCAAAACTAGAACAAATGCTGCCATCAGCCGTTTATCAAAGTGTTGCAATACGGCACATCGGAGAAGGGCGGTCTGCTGAAAGCAGCGATAAAATATCAGAGTTAGCTATAATGCTCATGGAAAGCAATTTTAATTCTACTGAAGATATTAATCAGTTTTTCAATTCAACGCAAAACATGTTCGAAGGGAAAGAACGTAATGCGTTTAATATTTTGCGAAAGCAAACAATGAAAAATTATTTTTCAGACCGCGCAAAAGAACAAGCAACTTTAATTAAAGCAAGGAATGCGGAACTACACACTAAAGATATGATGGGTATAGAAGAAAAAATAATAAACGGCGAACTTAAAGAACTTCCTCCTTTTTACCCAAGCACAAAAGAAAATTTGTCTATTGGTGACATTAAAAAAGCAACTGCACTAATAGCAAAAAGAAACAATTACGAACGAAATGATGCTGCTATACGAGCGGGAACTGAAACCCCAGATTCAAAACAAATGACATATTGGGAAAGCCAACAAAAAAATCTTGTAAATGAAACAGTTTTACCAATGTTGGAAAGCGAAACGTTTCATACTATGGCAGATGCTGGGCGTGGGGCATTTAAAGATGTCGTAAATACTTGGGCAAATTACGGAAAATTGCCTACGGCGTTTACCGATTTATATAGAGTAGAGTCTTCTCCTGTAGCATTACGCAATATGAAAGTAATGAAATCTATGATTGAAGATTTTGTTAAAGGCAATATGGTTGCTGGTAAAGGTATGACATTGCCTGCCGACACTAAAGTTGACGCGTTGTTTGATTTGTTTACGGCAACTACGCCAATAGATGAGATTGCGCAAATACGGCAATCATTTTTGCAGCAAAACCAAAAAGGAACAACGCCAGCCGAAGCAACTGCTAGAGCCAAAGAAGCTGTAAATACCGCAGATACAGAAACAAATATACCCCCAATACAACAAGCATTAACTGAAATGTTTGATGACGGACTTATTATGATGTTCGGTAAAAATGTTTTTAATCAATTGTTTGGTCATTCTCGATCCGGGGGATATGATTTTTGGCTAGAAACCAATGCAAAGCTTCCTGCGTTTAGAAGTTTAGAAGACGTTCAAGGATTTGTAGATTGGGTTTTTAAGGGCGCAGATGACATGTCTATTAAAGCTACAGCACAAGCAAGAACCTTAATAGAAAACCATGTTGGACTTGATTATCTAACCCTTGGCGAAGATAACACAAATGTAAATTCTTCTATCAAAACAGCTTTAACCAAATTGTCAAATGAAGGAAAAATTGGTCTTTCTACTTTTATGTATCAACCCGATCAAAAGTCTGTGCGGATACACCCTTATCCTCCAGAATCTATGATTAAAGATCGAAACGGCAAAAGGATTAGTGGCAATCAAATGGCTGTGTCGATTATTGAAATTGTTGATCAAGTATTTAAATTTGAATCAAAAAATGATCCTAATTTTTCTAAAAAGTTTTTTCCTGCTGAATCACAATACAGAAAAGGTGACGCAACAGGCCCATTAGACCCTGCTTATTTGTTTGCACAAGGTCGTTTAAAACTTGCTAACCCTCAAGTCATTGCGGGGGAAGTAGGGGGCAGAAATCAAGTTACATATCAAATCTATGTTATAGATGAAGCAAATAATCCTGTTCCTTTGAGGATTCCAAAAAACGGCGGGGTAAATTTTAATTTTACAAACGCTGCAGAGGTTAGACGAACTAGTGCATCAAATAGACTTTATCCAAGCGGGAAAGGGTTTGGCGACCCCACTATTGATACTGAAGTATTGGATATTTTTGGTGGTGGTAGAGCTGGGCAAACGTCTGGGCAAAGATTGGAAAGACTCACTAAAGGCGTACAAGGGTCAATAATGAACCCAATGGTGGACTAAAATGGATATTGGTCAAGTTAACACAACAGACCCACTTGGTCGGCTGGTTAGAGAAAACACGCAATATAAAATTCCTACGCAAACGGACTTTACTCTTAATGAGCAAGAAGCATCTGATTTTACACACATGAGTCCTACACCTCCGATGTTGGGGCAAATGGTACAGCAACCAAATTACACACATATGTATGATGATGCTGTTTATGATTTAAAAAAATCTGAAGCATGGGGCGCGGTTTGGAAATCTTTTACAGATACATTTTTGCCTGATGCCGTTACCTTCGAGGGGCTTAAAGAGTCTTTTATGAGAACGGGCGTAGACATTGATCAGTTAGCTTACAATTATGAAAACAATATAAATCCAGAATTAGACAACACATTTAATCTTGACGATCATTTAGAAGCGCACGGGTGGTCAGCACTGAAAAAATATTATGAGGGGGCATGGAACGCTCCTGCGGTTGTAAATCGTGACATGTTTGACAAGCGCACTGAGTATTTGATTAACGCAGAAAAACGTAGAAGCGAAATAGCGAAAGCTCCAGAAGCAGCAATGGTAGGATCTATTGCATCTTATGTTGTTGTGCCAGAAGTTTGGGTAGCATTAGCAGGGCCAAAATTACTTGGCGCAGTAAAAGCTGGTGCATTAGCCGGGGCGAGAACGTTTCCGCAAACAGACCCATCAGGAGACGCAAGTGGGGCTGCATTTGAGACACTTACGATTGCTGGTGCGCAATATGTTATAAGCGGTTTATTTGGGAAAATGCAATCTAGCGTAAAAAAGTCAAACGGCAAACCGTTAACGCCAGAAGAAGCAACAGGACAACACGTTGTTGCTGACAAAATAATTAAAGAAGGCAAAGGATCAGAACCCGCTACTGGGTTTAATGAAACAACAGTCAAAAAGAAATGGGCAACAGGATCGTCAGAAACAACGATTAAAACAGGAGCAGAAAACAAAGCATCTGTAGGGTCAATGGTTAATGATGCGAGCATCCCAGAACCCTTAACTGTTGCAGAAGAAATTATACAAAACTCTGTAGAGAAAACGTGGGCATTGGGTGATATGTTATCTCCAATATCAAGAGTACTTTCTGGTATAGATAATGACGCAAAAACATTACTGTTAAATGTATTTGAAGTTGTTCCTAAACTAAGAAAAAACACTAAAGAGTTTGGTTTTCAACCAACAGAACAAGCGTTAGAAACTAAAATTAAAACTAAATATCGTGCCGATATAGGGGATATGCACAGTAATATATTTGGGCAATATAACGCTATGTTAAAACGAATGAATGTAAACCCATTAAGAAGATTGGGTGGTATTGTTGGGGTTAAATCAGATAAAGCTCCAACTATATTAGAGTTCCGACAACGTGTTACACAAGTTCAACGCAGTAAACAAAAAAGCGGAGTACCAGAAATAGACAATGCGGCTGCGCACGTTAATAAAATTATTTCAAAATACACAGACGAAATCATTGAAAGCAATATAATAAATGACAGACGGGCAAGAGAACTTGCAAAACTAACGGCTATAACGAAAAAAACAGATGCTATCAAAGCGCAAATAGCATTGTTAACTAAAGAAATGAAACAAGCTAATGACGGCTTACGAGGTGCATCAAATGGATTTCTTCCCCGCATGTGGCGCAAAGACAAAATAGAAGGTAATTTTGATGAGTTTGTAACGCGTATACAAAACGCAGGTCGTTTAAGCAAAGAGGAAGCTGTAAAAATTGCAAGAAAGTTAAAAGATTACAATCCGTTTTTAGCTGTGGCAGAAGGGTCAACAACGGGTGTTGCTAGATCATTACACGCTAGGGAATTGGATTTTATAAAAGACGTAGATTTTGAAGACTTTTTAGAAAACGATATCCTTACAATAATGACTACATATATGAGAGGCGTTGCCCCGGATCTTGAGTTATACAAAAAATTTGGAAGTGTTGACCTTGAGCTAGACGATATAATTAATGGCGGTGTTGGCCCAATTACTAGGGTTATTAACAATTTTGATAAAAAAATTGCAGAAGCAACAAATGAAGCAGCGCGGAAAAAACTTTTAAAACAGAAAAACGACACGCTTGAGGATTTGAGAGCAATGAGAGATTTGCTAAGAGGGACTTATATGATGCCTTCTGATCCTTCAAGTGGTGTTTCTAAAGCAATACGAATAGCAAAAAACTTTAGTGCAATGACAATGCTAACAGGGGCTATGGCTGCTGCTCCTGATATTGCAAGAACGGTTACGGCTAATGGATTGCGTAAATCTTTTGGTAGTTTGTTTGAGGCGTTAACTAATAACCAAGTGTGGAAAGCAGGTCTTGCGCAAAACAGATCAATTGGAGAAAGCTACGAATTTTGGTTAAGTAGTCGCGCAGCACAAATTGCAGATGTTGGTGATACGTTCGGGATGCACAACAGATTTGAGCAAGGCATTGGGCAGCTTGCCTCATTAAATTTTATTGTAAACGGAATGTCATTTTGGAATGATTTTGTAAAAACAAGTACAGGCATTGTTGTTGGAACTAAAATTTTGCAAGACGCTAAAGCTGTTGCTGCTGGAAAAGCCAGTGTTAAACAAAAAGAACGATTGGCAAAATCAGGAATCGGTCAAGCCGAAGCAGAATCTATTGTAGCCATGTCAGACAACTGGCAAGTAACAGATGCCAATATTATTGCCAACAGTAGTAAATGGGACAATCTTATTGCTAGAGACGCATTTGAAAATGCTTTAAGCAAAGAAATAAATACAATTATTGTTACGCCGGGGCTTGGCGAAAAACCATTATTTATGAGTAATCAATATTTGTCCTTGTTAACGCAGTTTAAATCGTTTGCCATGTCTTCACATCAACGTGTGTTGGTTCCTGCATTGCAGGATGCTGACAGAAATGTAGTAACGCAATTAGCTTTGATGACTGCTGTAGGCATGGGGATTGAGCAAATTAGAAATGCTCAAAATGGCTCGCCTGATCAAACGTGGAATGAAATGTTAATAGGGGGCATTGGCAGAGCGGGTTGGACAGGATGGTTTTTAGATGCAGACAATTACGCTAGTAATGCTACAGGTGGCAGCTTGTCAATACAATCAATGCTGGGAGCAAGCGAAAACCATGGTGAGTTTAGCTCTATGCAATATATGTTGGGTCCTTCTTTTAAGCAGGCAACAACATTTGGTCAATCGGCTGGCGATTTGTTAACAGGTAATTTTAATGGATCAGATGTAAGAGACCTTTTGCCTTATAATAGAATTGCACATTTAGACTGGCTTTTTAGTTCTCTTGAAGAAAATACCGAATAATTGTGCGTAGTTTAGCCAAACTTATTACAGCATGTTCTAATCGCGGAGGTTTGAATGACTGATTTAAATATTACGGAAGTAGCTACAAGAACGTCTTATACAGTTGGTAACACAGCACAAACTGTTTTTGCAGTTCCTTTCCCGTTTTTTCAAACAAAAGACGTAGATGTTTACGTTGACGGCGTATTAAAAAATCTTACTACAGACTATGCAATAAGCACTATTGCTGCTGCTGATGGTGGGTTTTTGTCTGGAGAAATTACGTTTAACGCAGGTCAATCTGATTGCACAATTGCAATTGTAAGAAACATAACACAAGAACGTATCACTGATTTCCCTCCGTCTGGTGGGTTTAACATACGCGAACTAAACAGACAATTAGATCAAATAACAGCTATTACACAAGACCTTGACCGCAAAATAGATCAGAAAATTGGTTTTAACGAAACGGATTTTGATGATGACGTTGTTAATGTTTCCGAAAGCGCTGCAAGCAGAGCGAACAAATACATTGGTTTTAGCTCTACTGGTAAAAGCATTGTCGTTAAAGAAGGCTCGACAACGGGCGTTGCTGGCACGAATGATTCTAGCAAAGTCCCTTTAGAAAGAAAAATTAATACGGGAACTGGGTTAACAGGCGGTGGCCCATTGTCATCGGACAGAACATTAGGACTAGCTGATGTTTCGCCTTCTCCTGCTGGCACATTTACAAATGCAAATATTACAGTAGACAGCAAAGGCCGCATAACAACTGCAGCAAGTGGTTCTGGCACAGGCGGGGCGGTTGTCAATCTTATTGCAGGGACAGGATTGTCAGGGGGCGGTATACTAGATCAAGACAGAACGATGGCGCTTAATACAACAGGCGTTACTGCTGGCACATATGACAACCCTAATTCTATTACAGTAAACGCTCAAGGACAAGTAACAGGGGTTGTTGATGGAGGGGTAACAGGCGCAGCTTTAGCAACAAATACCGTAACGGGTACAGGGGCTTTAACTGGCGGCGGCGCCTTGAGTACAAACCCAACTATTAATATGGCAACTCTTGCTAGTTTGTCTGCTTCTCACAGTACGCAACATCACAACGCTTCTGTTACAGTTGATACATATGGACGAGTAACGGCAATAGCCCCCGGTTCTGCTTCTGGTATTGGTTGGGTTAATATGGGTGACGCGAGAACATTAAGCGGAACGGTTCATCAACCCCTTGGAAATGGGTCAAGAGATAACACAGCAGAATTTGTAGCTGCTATTGCAACGCTTCCTTCTGATGGTGGTGTTTTATATTTTCCAGAAGGCGATTGGGTTTGTAGCACACCCTTAACAATTGCAGGCAAACCCGTAAAAATTATGGGAGCGGGTATTGATGTAACAAAAATACGATTTACAGGTACATCGGGTGGTTTTGTTTTTGATATGTCAGGAAGCACGGCTATTCAAGCAAACCTACCAGATGGTTTTGAAGTGACAGTTTGTGATTTAACGTTAAACACAACAAACCCCGGAGGCGCTAATAACATAGCGTTAAAATTTAACGGTGTTTTTAATGCTGGGGTTATTGATCCTTCGGTACATGTTGATCGTGTGCATATACAAGGTGGAACAACTAATAATAATGTAAGTGGGGGTGATAATGTTGATAACGCTTATTGGCATTATGGTATTTATTTAGACAACTGCCCTCATACTAAAATAACTAATTCTTTAATTGACGGTCAATATGTAAACAGTAATGCGCAAACACCGGGAACTAATTCTGGAATATATATAACGTCAGCAAATAGTGCTACAGAATACCACATTTCAAACTGTAATATATTATTATGTCAAACCGCTATTAAAGTTGTAGGGGGGTCAGGGGTGGCCCCCAATGGCCCACCCGAAGGTATATATCTTGTTAACTGTGGTTTTGTTGGAAACGATGCTGGACTCAACAGTGATTCGGCTAATGGTACTTTAGGAGTGCAGGCAACAAATTGTCATTTTAATAACAAAAATAGCAGTATATTTGGATGGTACAACCAATTGATTTTAAGTGGAAATCTTTTTTACACTAGGCCAAATGCCCCTACCAATTCGCATATAATCCAAATACGAGCGCAATCAGGCAATGTAAATGAATATGTGTCATTTATTATTAGCAACAATCATTTTGTAAACAACTCTTCTTCTGCGGGTTGTTTTGGTATTGTTGTTGGAACAGATGGAGAATCTAAATTAATCCAAGGGACTAATATTAACCATAATCATTTTCAATGGAGCGGCAATCAACCAGCAATTGTTATTCGAGACAACTGTAGAGGAACAACTGTTTCTGGAAATTCGTTACAAGGCACTGGGACAAACGTATTTCATAATTCCAGCCCAGAACAAATTATTTGTGAAGTATCTAAACGTGCTGCGCTTTATGTTCCTGATTCGGGAATAGCACAATTAATAAGCACAAGAAGCGGATCAACTGCCGCTGCAATAACAAACAACACAATTGATTTAACTCCGCAAACAATGGTCGCAGTTTACGACACAGGAAGTTTGACTGGAACGCAAAATATCGGAAGTGGTGGTACACGCACAGTTCTTAAAATTCCTACTGATGGTTCTGTTCTTTGGGTTCGTGTTGGTGCTAAAGCAAGTTACACGCGATCATCTGCGGCAGGGACAATTGGATCAGTGTATTTGATGGTTAAGCATTACCACAGTTCGGGTGTGCATTATAAATCAGATACAATTCAAGGCAGTGTTCAAAAAGATTACGCATCAAACAATGGTGCTTTTCCCGGTACTGTAACGCACGGATTAGGTTGGGAAGGTGTTGCAAATATATCTGCTGCTCAACAAATCCAAAGCACAAGTTTCTTAACAGCAACATCTGGGTTAATTCGCGTTTATCCGGGCGATTACTTTTATATGGTTTTCGGAAATACATGCGGTGTAGATGTAACTTTAGAGCGGGGCGTCCAACTTTGGATGGAAGTTATTGAAGGTATATGATTTGTGCGTATTGTAGCAAAGAGATAGATGTAAAACAGGATTACTTTGTTACTTTTGCTAATGGCGACATACTCCATTTAAGTTGCTACGAACAAAAAGAAAAGGAAAGACAACATGGACGCATTAATGGCGATATACAACCATCCTAATTTTGGTGCGTATATAGAAGGGCTATGTCAGATTGTTACAGCTTGTACGGCAATAACAATGCTTACCCCTACTAAATCAGACGATATGGTATTCAATACCATTCTCAAAGCGTTAAACTTGCTATCAGGTAACTTTGGCAAAAACAAAAACGCTGACGATACACCTAACGAAGCACCGAAATCTTAAACAATGAACATATTTGGCATAGCGTCAGGAGTCATCAAGCTATTTAACAATGTAGCTGGATTTTTGCGTGAGAAAAACCTCATGGAAGCAGGCGCTGCCAAACAGCAAATAAAAGAAATAGCTAAAACAAAAAAGGTTATGCAAGATGCCCGGAAACATGCCGAGACTGTTGGCGATACTATGCGTAAGCGTGTTAATATCGAGTTGCTCTCTAAGTGGAGTCGAAAGGATTGACGCTGGATGTGAAATCTGGCGCAACTACACACCTAGCATATCATCATCAGACACAGAAAAAACTGTCCGCAGCGTTATAGTTTTTAACGAAACAATGGAAAAAGCTTGTGACTTCTAATAAATTAGATGAACAGCTTCCCGACATTGTAAATATCTACAGACAAAATGGCTACAGTATACGTGCTACTGCATTAAAATGCGGTATATCACGCTGGGCAATATCTCGTAGAATTGAACGGGCTAGAGCATTAAACATGCTAGATGATTTTGAAAAAACAGAATGGGGCGAAGTAAAACCTATGACAATAGAAGAGCCTATCAAAGAACCAATATTTGAGCCACCTGCATTAGTTGAAGAAGACATTCCTATCGATGAGTTGATAGAGCGGCGTGTGCATGATTTCAAACGAAAGGAAGATGCTTACAAAAGCAGAAAGCTTATCCCTGTAAAAATAAAAGAATCAGGCCCAATAGGTATTATTGTATTTGGCGATCCCCATGTTGATGACGATGGTTGTGATTGGCCCGCTTTATTAAGGGACGTGGAAATTGCTAAAACAACTCCCGGAATGATGGCAGGTAACGTAGGCGATCTACAAAACAACTGGGTTGGGAGGTTGAGTAGATTATACGGCGAACAGTCCACCAGTAAACGCCAAGCATGGCAATTGACAGAATGGTTAGCTAAAGAAGTACCATGGTTATTTTTGATTAAAGGTAATCATGATATGTGGACAGGCACAGGCGATCCTCTGGACTATATGAAAATACCCGGACAAGGGATATTAGAAGAATGGTCTGTGCGTATGGCATTACAGCTACCAAACAAACGGGAAATACGAATAAATTGTAGACATGATTTTCCCGGTCATTCACAATGGAATCTTGTGCATGGTGTTAGTAAAGCTGCTCAGATGCACTACAATGATCATATATTGTTAGCGGGTCATAAACATGTAAGTGGCTATAATATTGTAATGCAGCAAGACGGGATGCTGTCTCATTGCATACGAGTAGGTGGCTATAAAAAATATGATAGCTACGCAAAGGTTGGGGGATTTGAAGATCATAACTTTGCTTCTAGTTGTGTGTGTATTATTGATCCAGATGCCACGACTGCGACAGGTCTTGTCCAAATTTTTTGGGACGTAGAATATGCTGCTGATTACTTAACGTTCCTGAGAGGAAAACGATAACCAGTAATCAAGCGTTTCTATATCGTACAGACGTTCACCATCTTCGGATAATTTATAAGGCACGAACCGTAATGTATGCGGGTGCATATAGATTTCTGCTTCGCTTGTTTTAAGCGGCTTTAATTCTTGTTCCATGTTGGCTTTTCCCTTGGTGGTGGGGGAACCCATTCGCAGCTCATTTTGTAAACGCCAACACCATTTTCTATCATTTCTTGTGGTAAAATAGATAAATGGGTCATCACTGTGTTTAAGCAGTCATTTGATGTTTCAAACACATAGGGTGTGTAAAAATCATACATCCATATATTTGCTAGAATAAGAGTTACTTTAGCTGACCACATGATACCTCCCTAGAAGAGAGGATCATTGTCCTCGCAACTATCTATTTTGTTAAGATTTGTTTCTATTTCTTTTGATGTTCTTCCCTGCATGTGCATTGATGCAACAATACCTGCTTTCATAAGCACATCGTTTATCGTTCCCGGTTTCCCGCGTTCTACAGCAAACATTTCAAATGGTTCCATAGTTTCAGGATTCCAAGAACGAGTAAACGCGAACCCATCTATTTCGATTGTTTCGGAGGGTCTTCTGTTAAGATTGGCTCCTTGTCCGTTGTATTTAACTTTACCCATTCGATATGTTCCTTTGACGCTTGCAAGATTTGATTTGCTAAATGCAAAGCTGTTTCTGGTTGAAAGGGTAAATATACAAGTTCTTTGTCGCCATAGTAAAGAGCTATCTCTGGTGGATAGCCCTCTACATGTGGTGTTATTACGCAACGACTAGAAAGGGATCTTGTCGTCTGGGAGTCCCTGATCGGCTCCTGCGCTTTGGCTAATGCTTCCGTCATGTCCATTGTTGTCTCCAATCGTGTCCATGTCACCGCTTCGTGGGTTGATTACCCATATTTTGCCACCATAATTAGGTATTTGCAGTTCGTGCGCATACTGTTTCTTACCATCTTTTTCGTAAGACCGAGTTGTACGTTCACCACATATAACCAATGGGGTGCCTTTCTTAACTCTGGCAGCTTGCATGTACTTTATAATACCTGCGTTATAACTGACGCATTTGTGGTAAGTTGGTATCTTGTCACCAGCTTTTGTTTTGTAGGATGTAGCAATGCTGAAATTAACTACAGGGTCGCCATTAGGCATATCTCTGTACTCAGGATCAGCAGCCATGTTACCGCCTACGATTGCAATGTTAATAGTCATGTTACTTCCTTTCTGTTTTCGCTTGTTGCCAAACGGTTATGGGTGGCCCCAGTGATGGAGGATATCTGGGAGAGATACATCACTGAGGCCATACAAGTTAGCCGTCAGGGTTGGCTAACATTGTCTTGGTATCAGCGTCTATCGCGCCAAAATGTTGGTCAAGGTATGCGTTGTATTGCACAGCAAGATTAGCGTGTGCTTTGCGTAACATAGCAATACCTTCGTCTGTTGGGTACTTGCCGTTTTGTTTCATAGGTACAAAAATGTTAGGCATACGATACAGGTAAGAACCTATACCAAACAATACGCCTGTGCGTTTGAAAGCGTCACTGATGCCACCTTTGATTGCTTCTACCTGTGAGCCGTCAGCACCGTCAGAACGTGTAATGACTTGGCCTGATGGTAAATGCAATGTTACACGTGAAACATACGCAGAACCTTGTATTGATACTTCGTTTTCCCATGAGAATGGGCCAACAGCTTGATCGAGTCGCATGTGAACCATACGAGCATCAAGGTACGCAAGCATCATTGCTGTGTTGTCACGGCCTTTAGAGCCGACACGGTACAGTATTTGATTGTCTGCAAATGGTGCAGAAAGCATGCGCTTTAGTTTGCGCTGGTGTGCGTCTGTATTTGCTGAATCATAATTGGTCATTGTATAGCCTTTCGTAGTTGCTCTTTAAAATGTAAACACGTTCTGGCTTATTGTTTCTGTTTATTGATGTTTGTGTTGGGTGTTTAACAACGATGCCGTCACGTACTAGATCAGAGCAACGCGGTCGTACATTGTGTATTGGTTCATTAATTGCATTTGCAATTTCAGATGAAGTTAAACCGTACTCATATGTCTCTAAACAGCGTATAACTATTCTTGCGATAGCTTTTGCATCACGTTTTGGGCCTAACTTGACCCATCCTATTTGTGTTTTGCCGTCAAACAAGTCTGCTGTTTGCTTAGAAGCAAAGTCGCCCTTGCCCGGATTAGCTTTCGCTGCGTGGTGTAGATCCTTCATTGCTCTCTCCTAGTGGTTCATTATACTGTGTGCAAACCGTTGATGCAAAACAATAATTTTCGCATTTGCGATATACGCCCGGTCTGTGTTCTATTGTTAATAGATCTTTCTTTACTTTAGTGTTGTCGCTATCAATCCATTCTTGAGCAGCACGACGTGTGTCAGCGTTATGTAGTGAGCGTTTGCCACCTTTCTTCATAACTGCAAATATTTCTCCTGCGTACCAACGGTCTTCATCACTGCAACCCCAGCGGTTGATGTGAAGCTCGTCATTTGGATTCCATGAAAGATGTTTTTCTAAACGATCTTGAATAAATTCGTCTTGCTGGTTGTAGTCCCAGATTGGCACAGAAAAGTATTCCATTTGTGCGTCAGGGTAATGATTAGTACCTGCACGACTTGGCATATAGTCTTTGTATTTGACCCATATACCCATGAACTTAGGATGTATGCCGTTATGACTGAGTATATAATGATAACAATTAAGTTGGTTTTCGTATTCTTGCGGTACGCGAGACTTGAACCGTGCAACAGTAGATTCTTTGAAGTCAATAAGATAATCGTTATCAATAACGTCAGGCTGACCTGTAATTTTCCAACCTTGATACTTGGTTGAAAACCGTTTTTCTACAAGCGCACCGTTGAACCTACGGTTTGTGCTGTTGGCAGCAATCCCAGTATGCCACGCTTCGCCAGATAATAAAGCAATATACCTAGAGGCATCTATTTCTATTTCTGGGTGCATGTGCAATAGGTATTGCTCTTTAGGATTAGACAGCAATTGTGTAACAGTAAAGTCTCCTTGATCTAATTGTCGTTGTCGTTCTTTATTAGCATTATTAATCCAGTCAAGAATGACTTCGGGGAGATTGTGATTATTTGTTATCTTCATTAATTTCTACCTCGTAAATTTCAATGATAGACTGCATTTGCTCGTTTTCTCGTTTTGCTGCTTCTGCAAAATGATACAAACCATCTTCTATGGTTTTTCTAGTAGCGGGTTGTGCGTTTCGCAAAGCGTCTGTTGCATGTTCTATAGCAGCGGTCGTGAACGAATGTGATTTTAAAATGCTGTATATCTCATTAAGAGCGTGTTTTCTGCGAGCGTTTTCTGGTAGATATTTTTCGTAAACTTCTTTGATTTTAACCATTTGATTCTCCTTTATGTAAATCGGCTGGTGTTCTTTGCATTTTAAATGACCTAGACAGTGCCTACGCTACGCTAGGCGGTCGCCTCTGCTTTAACCTCATGCAAAGTGGATACAAAACCAACTGAGTTTAGCCGGGCCACTATACAATCAGCAGAACACCTCTTTGTTTTAATTTGATGGTTGCCGTAACCTCTGGACTGTTGAAAGCCCGCCGTGTTTAGGAAGTTGTTCCTTACTTCCATGCACTAAGAAGGAGTTAAGGCGACTCCCCGGTATCTCTTTCTATTCTGTGACTCAACAATTTATTAAGGTGAATAAGACTTTTATACATTTGTTCTATCTCTCCCATTTCTTCTTTGATTGGTTCCATTATTTCCGCAATCTTAGGAAATGTTTTGTATTTCCAGTGTTTGCGTAAATGCTGAAACGATTTTTGTAGTAAAGGATATGGCACTGCGCCTAACTCTGTAGCGTAATGCGTTAGTATTGTTTGTCTATCTTGTTCGTCTGGTTCGTCAGCACCGGGGAGTGTTGAGCGAATAACGAGTGCAAGATTGTGCATAAGTTTAGCAATTTCTTGTTTGGTAGCGCCTTCCATGTTGGATAACTGATTAATTAGATCGTTTACACTACCTATCATAGTGTAGCAATCTTCAGTAGACAACGGCTCTAATGATTTAATCGTTTGGTATTGCGTTAAACGCGATATTGAGAGCCTGTCGTTGGTCGTTACCATATTGTTTGGTTGTGGTTTTGTCAGCCAGTTTTTCTTTTGCCCACTTGTCGGCGTTAAGGAGCCATTTTTTCCAAGTGAGATCCCAGTTGACTTTGAAGGCTTTTTTGGTTGTAAGGTTGATGTAGTATTCTTGGAATTTGACAAGTTCTGTGTCGAGGTCGAGATGCGGGAAGACGATTTGATAGTTGGTAGATGGTTGCCAATCTTCGTCAAGTCTTGTGGCATTGGGCTGACTCCTTTTCATATTTTGTAATCCCTTCATGGTATGCGATTAATGCAGCTTCAGCGCGACCATTATGTTTTTTCAAAGGCCAATGCGCAGAGGTTTTGAATATGCTGTTAGCAAGTGCAACTGATGCGTCTTTGCTTTGTTTTGTTAAATTAAGATGTTTTTTCCAAGTTACAGGAGAAACATAACTAAGTCGTTTATGTAACCCAGCTAAAACACCTTCAACAACTCCTTTGCTTCTGCCAAATTTAAAGGTACTAGCAACTCCTTGTTTTGGCATAGAGTGTACGTCTTCAATAACAAACTTGTGTATCGGAAACTTTCTAACGTGATTGGTTAATATTTCAGTCAGCAAATAAGGGCAAATCTGGTTGACAAGAACAGGCATATCGTCTGTCTGCAACACACGAATGTTCTCCATTTCTATCGTCGTTATTGCACCTGTTAAGCCGGGATCTATGCCCATAATGATGTTCATATTGCTCCTTACTTTCTTGGAGCAACTCATTTACATCCATTTCTAATGTATTAGTCCAGCATTCAAAAGCGAATGTACTGGGGTTTCTATCACCACATTCCCATTTGCTCACTAAACGATCTGCGTATCCGAGTCGCTCGTTAAGATCATCCTGTGTTAAGCCAATAGAGTGACGCTTTGCCGTTAGTATTTTTCTAATGAACGGCAAATATTCAACTATTTCTACAGTCAATCGCTCACTCATGGAGCTAAAATGCTGTAAAAAAGTTAATTATGCAAGTTTTTTTGTATTAATGGTAGGTTGGAGGCTCAAAAATAGGGTCTCCAATGTCAGAAATTCCTGTTTTTACTACTTCTTCTACGTCAAGTACGTCTTCTACGTGGGTTTGACATAAATACAAAGCATTATAGTAATCTTTTGCGATTAAAATAAACCGCAGCGGATCGTCTTCGTTTCCGTATGTAACTATGAAGTAGGCCAACTATCTAAATGCCCCGGCTCTGCCTGCCATTCTAGTTCTATAATGTTGGCAAGAAACGCTATATCCATAAGTCTGTTAGACCACCCTTTGTGAAACTTTGGGTTGTATTTCTGAGCGTAGCTATTCATACGATTTGACAAGAAATTAGTTAATAACAACCTGTAAGACTTTTTGTTACCATAATTTGCCATAATAGTTTGCAAAGCAGCGTGACTTCTTTTGCCAAATATACCGTCAGCGTCAATATACTTGTCGTTTGAATAAGGGTAATTTTGATTAAACTCGTTTATAGCATGTTGTAAAGACACTTGTGCTTTGCTTGGGCCTTGATTAATTGAGCAGTCAAAGAAAGCTAACGCAAGTCCGGGTGACATTGTGTGTATTTTGTATGGTTCGCCATACTTTTTGTAAAGAATATTAGCTATGTCATCATGTGTCATAGCCATCAATTGATCTTTAGTTATGTCAGAATTGTAATTTAAAGCAATGCCACCGCGAGTAAACCCTCCGGGGTCTTCTGGATCGTTGACAATGCCACCTTCCCATTTGGCAATAACAGAGTTGAATTGTTTGAGAAGGCTTTTTTCAAATTCTTCTTTATTCACTTTGTTGCTCCTTAAACCATTTGTTAGTGATGTGACCAGACAATTTGTAGTTAACCCACATAAATAATGCGAATATAGGAAATGCGAAATAGCTAGTTACAAGAGTTGGATTAACTGCACCCATCATGCAAACTAGTAGAGCGCAAAGTACAGTAATAACATGAAGGCACATAAATACACCTACACGGGCAGAGAAAATACGCATTGGACACCTTTCTAATCGTTGAGTTCGTTTGCTTGCTCACCCTGACAACACTCGTCAATGTTTTTGCCACAAGCGCATTGCAAGTGACCGTGAACAAAATGCGGTTTGCCAGTTTCGTGTAAAGGCCGACCACATTTTTCGCAGTGTTTATTTTCTATTGGTGTGTCCATACTGCAAAGTACAAACATACCAGTTTGATTGTACGCACATTAGCGAGGTGGTACAGTTACCCATTTAAGTTTATAGCCGTCAATAGTCGGGCGTTCCGCGCCGATAACACGTTTGAGAATAAACAATACAACGGAAATAACAGCACCGCCGATAACGCCTGCCATCATGCCTGCAAAAGTGCCTGCAAACATAGCAAGAAGCGCAACAGTAGCTACAACATCAATAATAACGTCAAAATAAAGTATACGTTTGATGTTTAGTTTTGCGAGTAAGAATAGTATGCCTGTAGCAGCGCACAGGCCACATATAAGCATAAAGAACATGTCATTGACTCCTTTTATACATTTGTAAATCATCATCGCAGTTGTCAGCGATATCATCGGGACACCAATAACCTTTGTTAAAGGCTATATCTGCTGTCCTATAAATGTGATCGCGTTTGCGTTCTGCGTCTTTGTTAGAAATCTCACCGTCTTCGTGCAAGTTTTCTGGTGCTAAACGACCAGCTATATCATTCCAGAAATTGCGTACTGCATGGTCGTACTCAGCTTTTCGTGCTTTCGTAATCTCATTCCATTCAGCTTCTCGGTCAAAAGTCATATCTAATAGTTTTTGATCCATACTATTCATTAGGCAATACCTTTCCTGTTTGCACGTCATATTCGTGCATCGCTTGACCAAGGTCAGTAAGCAGATTACGAGCAATTGTTGGTGTAAGAAAGACCATTGTGCCAGCGTCTACAAAGTTGATTGTTATACAAGCAGGGTCTAGCCCGTCTGTTTCACCAGCACTGCGGTATTCAACGTGGGGTGGTTGAATGTTAGAGTGTTGTGATTGAGACAAGAAAGAACGTAGTAAATCAGCCATTAGAACATCTCCTCTACTGATTGTATTTCGATTTCTGATTCGATAGTGTCGCTCCAATGTTTATCTTTAAGAATATTCATTAGATCGTCATGGTTTAAATCGTCAAACCACATTTCTGCATCTGCATGTGACTTAGATTCGATTTGATGACAAAACCGTAAAGTAAACTCGATTTGTGATTCAAAGCTTTTAGTTGTCATATAATCCTCCATATAGGGAACCCCCGGACAGGGAGGCTGTAGGGTTAATAAATCCTATGTCCGAGGGCATAACCGCGTCATTGCGGTTAACTAGATAACCCGTAGGTTAGTTGATTCGTTGACTAAGTTTTTCCAGTATGAGCTGCGTAATGCTTTTGCAACTTCTTGGTTGCGATTACGTTCTACCATATGTGCAGCGCCTCTTGTGGCTCCATGCGTTGCCCATTCGGTCATTGCATTGTAAGCTGCCCAAGCATTGCTACCTAGTGTTGCTGAATTGCTGTCCCAGTGTTCATTTAGTGCTTTGATTTTTAACTTGCTGTATTCTGGACGCAATTGACTGGGATCGTGTTTAGGGTTGTAAGCAATAGTTTTACTAATGAGTTTTTCAAACTGTTCGTGAACCATTGGAGTGTTGTAGTAGTTAGTGTATGTCTCACTGCTGTCTCTAAACGTGTCGATGCCTAATTGTATTTTGTCGAGTATTTCACTGTATTTAAGACCTGCATTACGTGTGTGTTTGGTGTAGGCACGAACTATATAGTCAGGTTTAGTCATGCCATTAAGACAAACAAGACGTTTTGCTGTAGCGTTGAGTTGTAACGCCCATTTGCCATTATAACTGTCAAAGTGATCTATAGAAAAACAGACAACGTCACCAACAACAGGCTCTATTGTAAGTCTTGGAAACTCTATTTTACGGCGCATCATGGCACCGTTATCATATACCTCTGTAGTAAAGTTGTGGTATATACCCAAACGAGCTAAAGCATCGTTGGTTTCTTCGATAGTTTCTTTGTAGGGAATAGGCTCTGTACGTGGCCCAAGTATGCCAAGATGTTCTTGTGTGTCTGTGCGAACAATAGCACGGGCATAACGACTATCTAATTGATTTTCGGTGTTGTCAAGGTTGCGACTATATAGGGGTCGTACCTCGATGTCGAACTTAGCATCTTGGTCGGCATCCATAGTTGAGTGTGTGTTGATTGTTTGAAGCATAATATAATCCTTTGATTGTTGAAATTGGCAAGGGTGACAGGATTCGAACCTGCTGGATGAGGTAAATCATCCCTAGTTTTGGAGACTAGTGTGCCACGCCATCTGCACCGCACCCCTATTGATTGTTAAAAAGTGCATCCATGTTTGTCTTGTAAGTACTTTTGTAAAAGTCCATACTTTTTCTTGTGTAGTTCAACCATGTTTTCTAAGTCTTTAATAACCTCCTTTTGTAGTTCAATCATCTGGGCTTGTTTAGTCATTAGTTCAGCAGCAGTGGACATTTTATTCTCCTTTTGTTAGTGTTAAATATGCCTTACAAAAATAAAAGCGACCGTAAAAAACAAGTAAATGCCCCAAAGGGTTCTGCTCCACATAAAGCGAGAATGGAGCGACAACGTTTAAGACGTAAACTTGATCGCAAAGGCGTTAACCGAAAAGGTAAAGATGTTAGCCACAACAAAGCATTGAGTAAAGGTGGCAGCAATCGAGATGGTTACAAGTTAGAGTCACGTTCTAAAAATAGAAGTAGAAACTATAAGAAACGTAAAGTTTGATTGTTAAAACCGTTCGGTTTGATTGTTCCCGCCCCGGCGGTGGTTGCCAGTATCCCTTCGTGATACCAGTTCCCTAGATAGTAGAGCAGTTTTGTGACATGCTCAGGTCGTAATGTTAGGCGAACATTGCGTCCATAGAAGAAACAACGTCGTTAACAGCCTGCGACAAGGACTTGCTCTCTGTCTTGGGCGTCTGTGCTACCTTGGGAGGTACATAAGGAGTCCAGTCTTTACCTGTGAGGTAGGTATAGCCTTTGGACGCGTGTTTCTGTATCGCGCTGATGAACATGCACTCTAGGTCGAATGCGTTCTTAGATGCCATGATACGAGCTACGACTTCTGAGTCGATCTCGTTAGTTGATGTAGCCAACGCTTTGACCTCGTTCCACTGCTTGCGGAGTACAGAGTCACGCTGTGGGGCGTGCTTTGTCTCTTGAGCGTGGCACTTGTTAAGCATAGCGGAGAGCATTGAGACAACCTGATAATCGAGGGGCCGTCGTTCTGTGCCGTCTTGCGATTGTTGCAAGTAGCGACCGTCACAGTTGGTCTCTGCGATTGCGATAAGCTGTCCGACAATGTCATGAACATTTTTGTCGAGGTCAGAAGCGATCTCGATGTCCGCTATCGGGTTGCGCATTGTAGTTGATGAAGTCATAGTAGTTACTCCTTTACGGTTGAGAAAATGTTGTCGAAGATAAAGATCCCATCGGCGCGAGTCTCGGCGATGAGGGTGATGTCCTCGGCTATGTAGCCAAGGATGTCACAGTTGCGAGGCGCTATGTCCTCGTAATAAGATTCAGCGATTTCTTCTCTTGAGAATGCCATTTGATAAACTCCTTAGGTAAGTTGTTAAGTCAGAAACGATGTGGCGAGTGCCGAAACCGATTAAGGCACAAGCTATGAATAACCAAGCGTAAACAAGCAAAGATAAGATGTCCATTAGTGAAGATCCTTTTTGCTGAAGTTCTCCATACGTGATCGGAAGTCATCCATCCATGCGTCATCCGAAGGTGATAATACTTTAGAGTCGATGATCGTTTTGCGTATAGGGCAGTCATGGTCAGGGTAGTTACGGTCAAGCCAAGTAGTGTTGAGGTTGATACCAGTTCCCTGAGATAGTTTACGTATCCAGAGTGCAGTGAAAGCGACCATCGCCATACCCACGATTGTGGGTACAGCTAACAGAACCAAAAGTCCAATTGCGAAATAAGTCATGTGATTAATCCTCCGTTTTATCCCAGTAGTTATTCAGAGCAAGCATTGGCTCCATACGAGCGAGTAAGTTAGACTCAGCTAGTAAAGCTGTCTTAGAGCCAGTTCCTGTAGTCTCGTAAACGAGTACCTCGAATACGTGACCGTCACAGTAATGTTTGAAAAAGTCTTCCATGTTATAACTCCTAAGTTAAGTAGTAAGACAATCTTACTATCTGTCCCGAGAACTACGAAGCGGAGGGCTAGTCAATGGGGTAATCGGTCAAAGACCGACGAGCGCGATTCTATCGCGTGAAGCCTACTGGTTAGGTCTCTGCAAGGCGTTAGTGTAACTACAGCTAAGCTGATAGTGTAACTTACGCATGAAGAGTGCCGACCCCGTTTACTCGACCGTGAGCGGAGTGGATAATGAAGAGACATATATAAGAAAGTAACGTGTTTAGCGTAGTAACAGGTCTAATTATGGTGTGTCATAAGAGCAACAGTGATACC